GGCATACAGTCCGGTGGTGTCTAAAAATAGCCGTCCGGTGTAACCGCCGCCGGAAGTAAGCTTTAAAGTCATGCCCTTTCCGTTTGTTCCGCTCGAGTAGATTTCAATTCGCGCCGGAATCGTACCTTTGGTGTTGTTGACGATTTGCAGCAGTGCGCTCGCGTCACTCGTAGCACCAAGCTCCGCGCTTACATCGTTCGCGCCGTTTGGCGCATGCGCGATAAACCCGATGGCGTCGCCGCCTGCCGCAACGCTTAAAGGCTCGTTGACCTCGACTTTTTTGCGAAATCTTGCGTTATCTTTTTCTATCACGGCATAATCGGTGTTCCAATGGTTTACAAGCGTGGCGTTTTCTGCTTTCTCGCCAAATCGAAAACCGTTTGATGTAACGCCAAGCGCGGCGGCAGGCTTCAGCGCGGCGAGCGTCGCATAAAACTTCGTGCCAATCAGCGTATTGTTAATGTCAAAGTACTCATAATTTGCGCCGGTTTGCATATTTGTGGTGTAATACATCTGCAAATATCCGCTTGACAGGTCGGTCTTAAATCCGCTGTTTTCTATTGACAACTGACCGCCATCGAGGTTTATATCGCCGCCAGTGATGTTGATGTCGGAGGCTTCGATGTGACCCGTGTCCAAGTTAAAAGAAAACTTCCCGGTCGGCGACGAAAGGATATCCGTCGTGATATAACTCGCGGAAATCTTGTTTGCGGCAATGCTTCGGATAACCGCGTCACCGTCTTTTGATACACCGTACTCCCAGTTCGGGGATCCGTTGTTCCAACCGTTATTAGTCCAGGCATAACCACCGGCGTTGCGGCAGTAGATAGTGTTGCTTCCCTCGAGCGTAGGCTTGTCGTGGTAATAGGTTATAACCGCGCCGTTGCTGTCCGCTTTACGCGTGACATATAAGCCCATGCTATTTGCGATGGTCTCGTTCAGCGCGAGGGTCGCCTGCTCAAAGTCGTTGATTTGCGCCGCCTGCTGAGCGCGGGTCTGCTCGAGTATCGCCTGCTGCTTCGGTGTAAACGCGCCCATTGTGGCATATCCCGACTGCGTTGCCGTTTCGCCCTTGCCCTCGAGCTTCGTGCAGCGGTTCTGTGACTGCCACTTGACATTTGTCAACACGACCTTCTTCGTCCCCTGAGCCGTCTCAAAGTTCATCACATCGAGCGGTCTGAGGTGCGGGAAAGAGTGTGTAGTGCAGGACATAGGCGTGTATGTAAGACTGCATCGCGCGGTTTTGAGTTCCGTCGCCAGTGTGCTGAGATTCATATCGCTCTGCACAAGAAGATTGCCCTCGATGTTAAAGGCATAATCCTTTGTGCCCGCGAGGTACTCTGTCTTGTTCTCGTCGTTTCCGACGATGCGCACACCGGAAAACACGATGTTATTTTCGGCAAAATTGGTATTGCCGGAAGTAAAACGATCTGAAGCTTTTATAACCGCGTGTTTGGCGTTTGTCGCATACCACCCGCCTGTCAGCTTGCCGTCATAGTCAATATACAAGCTCACGCCCATAAGCTCCGCAGCCCAGACAAGCACCTGACGATAGGTCAGGTTGTCCGCCTCCGGGCGTTTTGGTATCGATACACCCCGATGCAAAGTGTTTGTCGGAAGCTTCTGCGACACCCCGCACTTTGTGCAGGCATCGGCGACTATCTGATACAGCGTTGCAGGATAGGCAAGCTCGCTATCGTAGGCGCGATTGAACTTCGCCATGCGGTCATAAGCCGTTATTTTGATGCTCCGGAGCTTGCGCGGAGGGCTGTCCACCGTGTAATAGCCGATAGGCACGGTCTCCGTTGTCGAGCCTGCGGGAAAGCTTGTAGTGACATACAGTTGTGCGCCCTCGAACACCTTGTCGTCAAACGCGCCGTCGGTATTCTCAAGAGTAAAACTCAGCTCTGACATACACGCCGAGCCCAAATCAAGCTTGCTGCCCGTGACACTTGACCAGTCCACCGTTACCGCGCCGATGATGTCTTTGTCGGTGATATTAAATGCCGTGCCCTTGGTAGGCGTACAGAGGATATTGACGGACTGCACCACATCCTCTCGCAGAGCCGCAAGCCCGGCAGAAGTTATTGGATACATAACATCACCCCTTTCGCGCCACGATTTTAAAGGTCACATTGTCAACAACATTCAGACTGCTGTTGTACAGCGGCGCACTTCTGTTGCCGACATAAAACTCTTTTGTTACATATCCGCCCTCGAGCATATTTAAGTACTTGACCGTTATATACTCCGGGTTGAACATTTTCAGGATCTTGCTCGCGTTCGCTATGGACAGCCCGGAAAACTTAAGCGTTACCGCGTCGGTCTGCCCTATGCGTTTTTTGTGCATGACGACATCTTCGGTACGCCCTGCATCGCTGGCCGAAGCGTCCTCAAGCTCCCATTTATATCCGTCCTCCGTGTCCGGATATACCGGCATAGTTACGCCGTCCACGGTAGCTATCGGATTGTCGCCGGGATTAAAAGCGGTTGCCACTGCTGTTCACCTTCTTTCTTGACATAAAAAATGAAATATGATAGATTAAAAAGAAAAAAAAGGAGAAATTCTGATGAAAAAATTTATTGCTTTACTTATCGCAGGTATTATGCTGATTGGGCTTTGTGGATGCGGCAATTCTACAACCACCAACTCCCCATCCACTACTCCAGATAATATCAGCAAAGTAGATTTGCCGAATGACCATTACGGCGAGGGAATGTACAAGGTTGGAAAAGACATTCCCGCCGGAGAATACTGGATAATCGCCACAGAAAAAGATTATTCAGGATATTTCTGTGTGTCGTCCGACAGTTCCGGAGATTCGATTATTTTTAACGAAAACTTTGACACTTGGGTTTATGCCACTGTCAAGGACGGCGAATACATAGAAATTACACGGGCAGAAATGTGTCCCTCGGAAAAAGCTCCGGACATGCACTTCAACAGTTCCGCCGTGCTCGAAGGGGTTTATAAGATTGGAAAGGATATTCCCGCCGGAGAGTACAAGCTCGTTGCCACTGAGGCGGGAAACGACGGTTATTACGCCGTGCTGTCGAGTTCGTACAATTACGGCGATAATATCGTTGCTAACGATAACTTCAGCAACAATGCATATATCACTGTCCAAGACGGACAATATTTGCAGATTTCCAGAGCACTTGGTGAAAAAGTGGACTGACGCAATATTACAAAGGAAAAGCCCTCTCGATTGAGAGGGCTTTTATTCGTTTATCGGAATGATTACTTTACCGGCACGCATGTTGACATTTCTAAGCTCGTTTACAATATCACCGCGCTCGTTCATAACGACAATCGTTACGGTTCCGCCATTGCTTCGTTCCATAGCTCTTTCAACACCGCGCTCAACACCCGAAGAAACACCGTCCACAATTTGGCTGTTGTTGGCAACTGCCGTCCTGCCTCCGATTTGTCCAACCATCTCGGGGCCGCTCTCTCGAGCAATAAAGAGTTGTCCGGTATCAGGATATCCGCCGGATGCATACTGCTGTGCCCCGGTAGATCGGGTTTTTACTGTCACATCGCAGCTTACACCGTTTATATTGTTGATGTTATTTTTAAGCTTGACGAGCTGATCCGAATAATACTTCGTCTTTTTGCTTGCGTCATCCATTGCAGCAGACGTGTTCTTAATAGCCTTGCGTGACTGTTCCAAAGCGTCTTCGGCATGTTCGACTTCTTTTTTAAGAGTTCGATATTCCGGACTAAGCTTTTGCGATATCCAGTTCGCGACATCACGAAAGCCACCTGATACGCCCTGATTTTTCTTGTCAAGTTCTGCCGCCTTTTCGTTTAGCTTATTTTGTGCCTCGGCAAGCCTATCTGACGCAACCTTGTAATTGTCAGTCGCCGTCTTGTTGTCAATTGTTGCTTGATAAAAGGCTTTGTATGACTCAGTCAGAATGTCTTGTATTGCAGCCATTTCGGCCTGTTTCTTCAAAGCCTCTATGACCCCGTAAATTGAGTCCTTAGTCTCCACAACTACGCCTTTGGTCTCGTCGATACTCAAATGCAATCCGTCGATATTCATAGCATTCAGAGTGTCGACCTTGACGCGCATCAAGTCCATTTCATAGGCGGACTTATTTGACTTTTCACTCAGCTGATATATCTCGTCGGTGAGCATTTTAACTGCACCGTACTCCGCACTGACGGTGTTCAATCCCTCTATCTTCTGATTAAGACCATCCATATTTTCCTTTGTTCTTTGGATGATTGCCTCAGAGGATGCGATGTTTTCTGACAACACCTTATAGGCATCGGAGGATTGGTAGGTCTTTTCTGCAAGCTCATCTGCGCCCTGTTCAAAACCTATGATAGCTCCCGTGATTGCACCAATTGCCGCGACGACCAGTCCGGCCGGACCCAACGCCGCATACATAGCCACTGCAACGGCAGTAAGTCCTACTGCCATAACCGCCAGTTTGGCTTTGGCGTCTTCTGCGCCCGCGCCGAATGCCTTAAAAGCAGATTTTGCCATCGCCAGCGATGCCGCGAATCCTGCCGCGCCTATCATGGCTTTTTGAGTTGCCGACAAACCCGCTCGGAACTGCTTCAAACTGTCTTTGGCAGCACCCGCAGCTTTCTTCCATCCATAACCTAACGCCTGCGCTGTGCTTCCTCCGGTCTCCTTTATCCAAGAAAAACTCTCGGTAAAAGTAGAGACAACTCTCAGCCCCTTAAAGCTATTCCACACGCCTTTTGCGCCGGAGTACCACTTACTCAGAACCTTTACGCCGAAAGCGGCGGTCGCGCCGGCTGCAACTCCCTTTATCACCGGCTCAAGTGCAGAGACTGTGGATTTCACTTTTTCAAGCTTCTGCTTCAGCTCTTCGGCGCGCTCTGCAAGCTTCGGGTCAATAACACTGTTGGCGTTAGACAGCGGGCTGTTGAAATTGTTTCCCCCGCTTGATACCGTTGTGCTGCTTCCGCCGCCGCTGCCGCTATCAGATCCGGTATCCGGCGTTCCGAGACGATTGATTTCATCGATGCCGAGCAAAGCGTTTTTATAATCCTTTGCCTTTTTCGCCGCGCTGCCGAGGTTTGTGGACACTTGCTGTGTGCTGTTGGCAAGTTTAGATGTGTTTGATGATGTCTGACTCGTTGCACTCGACGTGCCGAACAATATAGCCATAACTTGCCCGGCTTTTTCGGCGAGGGCAGTCAATCTTTCAAGCAACGCCGTGACCTGCGGAATACACTGCTGCAAAGCCGGCGCAAACATTGACCCGAGCGCGCTCGACAACATTTTTGTCTGAGCTTTCAAAGCGGCCTGCGCTCCTGCGAGTGTGTTCGCATATTTCGCGGCATCTCCGGTCTGGAATGCCGTCTCCCGCATGATGCCCTGTGTCGTGGCTATGCGCTTTTCTGCGTCGGTCAGCGTTGCTGCAGTCTTGCCTATCGATGCCGCATATTCATCCCATATAACGGACAGGTTTTTTGTAACGCCGGCGTTGTCGACAAGAATGCTGTTTTCGTTTTTGATACCTTCGGCCGCGCTCTTGATAGCTTCGCCCATCGTCATACTGCCCTGACGGTTAAACGCCGCCGAGTCTTTCAGGTTAGTCAGTATGGACTGTGTCTGCTCGTCGGAATACCCTGCCGCCGCGAGGCTCTTATACGCAGTGTAAGCGTCCATCATCGGGATAAGACCGTCTTTGGTATACGATTTAAGCCACGCTTTCGCGGCGTTCAGGTCTTTTCCCTGCGCGGTCAATATGCTCGACAAGCCCATCTGCGCGGCTTCGTTTTCCGCATATGCGTCCGTCAACTTCTTGACCTCGCTTACTACTTTCTGTATGGCCGCAACGGCAGCGGTAGTTTTTATGCCTGTAAAAAGCTTTCCGACACCCGCTCCCGTGCGCGTTGCCTGCTGTTCGAGCGACCCCAGCCTCTTGTTCGCCTTATCAATCTTGGCGTTAAAGTCCTTGGTGTTTGCTGTAATCAGCACTTGCAGTTCTTCAACTGTCATTTTTTCTCACCTGCCCTGTGCCTTGCGGCGTTTTTTGATTTGGCATAAGCGGACATCCGAGCTTTGATTACCATCCACCCGGTTTGCTGCATGCCGAAAGCTGACGGGAACGCCTTTTCAAGCGTAGGATATTTTTCCGGGTCGTTAAACGCGAAAGAATTAAGCTGCCCGAGATGCCATATCAGCTGTAACTGCCATTTACGCCGCTCATTTTCCGCCTTTTGCCTTGTGGATATAAGATCCTCAACCTCTCCGGCCGACATGCTCCAGAATTCGTCCGGGGTTATCCCGACCGCAAAAGCGCGAGGTTTGAGATCCGCGACCCACTCGGTCGCCGAGGAGAAGATTACTCTATCTCCTGCTCCTCCCGCTCCATGTCCGCTATCTGTTCCGGTGTAAAAAAACCGGACACCTTCATAATGCCGAGGAATGTGTCCGCTCTGTCCTCGAGGGTAAAGCCCTCGGCTTCAAGCGCATCGATGAGCTCATATGTCTTGGGGAGCGTCATATTCGCCTGGTATTTCTGCAGCGCGCCCCAGAGGGTCACTGCAAAGACCTTGGTGTATGCCAGCTTGTCAAGAGCTTCAAGCAGGCTGCAGCCTATACGGTCTTCCACTTCGATTTTTGTCGCCGTCGTGAGCTTGAGCTTGTACTCCTTCTCGCCGGCGGTCAATCTATAAAAAGGTGCATTACACGCAGTAAGCATAGTTGTTGTCTCCTTATTTTAAATTTTCGGCGGAGTTTCCCCCGCCGATGTGTTCTTTAGCCGCCGGACGAGGTATATTCCTCTATATCCGACGATGGAGTGATTTTTGCAGTAAAGGTCAGTGCCTCTGCGACGCCCTTTCCGGGCATCGAAAGCGACACTCTGCCTGTCCATGAAAAACCGGAACCGTCCGGGAACTGCAGGACAAAGGTCTTGTCCGCGTCCTTGGCTCCCTTGAGGGTCGCCCAGTTCGTGCCGGTCTTCATGCCCTCATAGCCGAAAGTAAACGCCATGTCTCCGGGATCGGAAAGCCCGGGCTTATACTTTCTCTGCGTGTCCTTCATCGTGGTCACGTCGATTTTGTCCGATTCGCCAAGCATATCGGGAAAATCAAACAGTCCGGGAACTTCGGTCGCCGCCTGTGCGCTCGTGCCCATTTTCAGAATCACGCCTATAGAAGTCTGATAATCTTCAGCCATTTGTACTTACCTCCTTATTAACTGCGGTAAAACCGCTTCGTGTTGTTGTCGTAGACTCCGTTATAAAGCAGGACGGTGCGGTATAACACCGTACCGTCCTCCTGTTCGTCCTCAAGGTGGTTAGGACTGCCACGAAGCAGACCGAGGCGGAGCATTGCATCGTCAACTTGTCTCTCGACCTCGTTTCTGCCCTCCGGCGTCGCCATCCACACCTGGATCTGCACGGCGATCCGGGAAAAATGATCCGGACGCGAAGAGGATGGCATTTTAACGGAGTTATCCATCTGCTTTATCAAACCGTGCCGTTCAAAACTCTGCGGATATTCCGCAGACCATTTCACACCCGGTACGGCGAGTGAAAGCACATCATAAGTCACCTGTTCGATATCAACCATTTTTCTGACCGCCTTTACGATTTATTTCCTGCTGTATCGCGCGCTTATAGCACTCGAGTATTGCCTCGCGATTGTTTATAAGCGCAGGATAGAGATACGGCTGCGCCTTTTGTCCGCTTATCATTCGCCAGCCGACACCAGGGATTTTGCCGCGCCACTTGTCCGCCTTGTAATGGATCCCGCCCGGGAGCTCATAAGTATATGTGCCGTTACCTTTAGGACCCGTACCGAATTCCACATAGGCGGCGTATTCAACATTGGTCAATACGCTGCCGATGTGCTTGCTACCCTCGCGCTTGTAGTCGGTATGCAGCGACGCGCGCAAATTGCCGTTATCTACTGGACACAACTCTTTTGCGCTGTTGTTGACTATTCGCGCCGCCTCGCGCGTGCCGTTTGAAATAGCGGTATCAGTGCCGCCGAGCTTTGCGAGCTTTTTAGCCAGCTCGCCGAGACCCTTAATTTCAATGCTCATCGGCTCACCGCCTTGCAAAGATACAGCGTGTGGCTGTCGTGCGGCTGGATCTCGGTGATTCGGTAATAAGCGCCACCGTATTTCACATAGTCGCCCTTCTCGACAGCGAGCGTATCGGATGTTGAAAAGGTGGCGTCTTTGTTGCACTGCAGCCCCCATTCCTGCGCCCGCATGGCATCAGTAACAAGCCGGAAGTTGACAGTAAAAGAGCCCGCAGGCGTTTCTGCGGGCTTCACTGTTTCACTGCCGAGCGTTCCCGTCTGTTTGACGGCTTTATAGTGCTCGACTGCTTTGTCTTGAAATACGGCGCGCTGTGCGCGTCTGAAGGCGTCGGGGATCTTCACCAGAAAAGCCTCCTCCACTCGTTGAGCATCACCTTTTCGCTGTCGCTCAGTTCCGCCGTTGTGGCGAGGTCTGAGTCGCTGTGCTTAAAGCTCACGCTCTGGTCGCCGTCCGTTATGCTTGCAACGGTCTGCGCCGCATCGGTAGAGCCCGGCTGCTGCGTGCGGTAACGCTGCGCGGCTATCTCTGCCACAAGCAGATCAAGGCCGGGGACAAGCTCACGCCGCTTAGTATATCGCAACACCTTTGACTCGACGCTGTCCAGCAGATACCGGGCAGCCGGCAGCGACATTTCCTTACCCAACATCACGCGCATCCGGGCTATGAGGTCGGCCTTGTTCTGCTCCGTCATATCAGCCCACCAGCCTTGCGGTCATGTCGCTGTCAAGGGTCTTGACGCCGTACAGGATATCAAAGCTGACGCGGTCGGTCTTGTGCTTGATGTCGTAGTCATATACGACTCTGATAGCAAGACCGTTCCTGCTTGACGCAATAGCCGCATTATTCGCGCCCATAGGCAGCTCAAGCTGACGGGTGACGAGCGCAAGGCCGTTGCGGTGGAATGCAAGGGAATGAGTCGTTTTGACGAGATACACCGTGACCGCCTCGCCCAAGGCAATAGTGCGGTGGATAGGCTGGTCTATCGCGACCTCAGCGACCGCGCCGCTTGCGGCAGTTGCATCGGCGGCAAATCTGTAAAGATAGCCGTCGAGGATAAAGCCGTCGCCCTTTTTAAAGGTGCCGGTCGCCGCAGTGACATCCGAGAGTGCGACCTTGGTCTCGCCGGCGGTGCAGGAGACTTTTGCAGCGGTCGCAGTGCCCGCAGTTGCCGCGAGGGTATCGGGGGCATTCTGCGACATATAGGTGTCAAGACCATAGATAGAGCCGAGCTCTGCTGAGCGCAGGGCGTCGGAATTGCCTGCATATGCGACCTTTGAGAGGTTTTCCGTGGTCAGATAGCGATACTTGTGCGTCGGATTGACGAGAAGTCTGCGCTGCTGTATCGGTACGCCCTTGAGGTCAAATGCCTTGGCAATGTTGGCAATGTCCTTGAGGTCGGCCGCGTTCGCGGTGCCGCTCACGGTGTTGCCGGCGTTTGCGATGCCTTCGGCGATAATATCGCTGTCGATGGCCTGGGATATGGCCTGCACTGCAGGAGAGATGATCTGCTCAGAAAATGACTTGATGTCGAGGGTCATTTCCTTGGATGTGACCGGAACGGTGACATCGCGGAAATGGTCGAGGGTCACTTTGACGCTGCCCTCGTTCACGTTCTGGTCTACGGTTTCGCCGACAAAGTTCTTCGCGGAAAACTTCGCGGGCTTGCGGATGGTGATGGTATCACCGACATGTGCGAACTCCTTGGAGTAGTCCTTATGGACAAGGTCGGCAGCGACGAGATTGTTCTCGAGCACCATAAGAGCCTCGTTCGCGACTATCTGAGGAGTCAGGAATTTGTTTGACATTTGTTAAATCCTCCGTTTTTACTGATTTTTGCGCCAATTCACATAATCGGCATAGTTCTCGGGGGCTTCACCCGGTTCGGGGTCTCCGCCTCCGTGGTCGGGGTCTCCGCCCCTCTGTCTGGTTTCGACTTTGTCAAAGAGATAGGCATCGCTTTCTCTGATTGCCTTGAGCTGATCGTCAAAACCCTCGAGCTTGCCGTCTTTGTCGAGCTTCACGCTGCCGGGCGTTATCAAGGCTTTTATCGCTCTTGCATTCTTGCCTTTGGCGGCTGTAATAGCGGCATCGATAGCGGAGTCAAGCTTCATGGCGGCGATATCGCTGTCATACTTAGCCTTAGCCTGCTTGTTTTCGTTCTGCAGCTGTGTAATCGTAGCTTGCAGCCCGGCGGTATCAACCTTTTTGAGCTCTTCAAGCTGACTGTCCCGCTCTGCTATCTGACCTTCAAGGTTCTTGACCTTGTCGGACTCGGCGCGAAAATCTGCTTTTGAAACAAAGTTCTTGCCGATATAGCTCGCTATCTTCTTGTCGATGTCCTCGGTGTGTGCGTCGCCTAAAATGTCTTTAAGCCAGTCCATGTCTGTCCTTTCCCGCGCTCCCTTTTTACTTGGCCAGTCCCAATATTGCGCGACACCATTTTGCTCCGGGTGGCGGATAAATTTGGATATAAAAACAGCGCTTTGCATTTGACTGCAAAACGCTGTAATTATTATGTTGTGATATGACAAAACCGCCTTGCTTTCGCTTGGCGGCTTGTTATTTATTATTGATTCTCTTCATCAAGAGTATCTTTTCCGAAAGCTTTTATATAGCTCTCGGTGAGGTCTTTTATGATAATCGGGGCTTCTTCTTCGTCCAGTATTCCGTCGAGGCGACCTTTGAGCAAATCTTCATAGTAGAGATAGAGCTCGTCGCTCATAGCTTCGCTGAGATCGTTGTTGTCCACTTCCCACTTTATCAGCGGAAGCACCGCGTTAAGACGTTCGGCTTCTTCAAGGATATCCTGATCGAATTCTGTGAGATATGAGTTTTCGAGCAAATCTCCCGTTTTCGGCTGTATACCCGTGCTTAAACGGTCTTCGAGAATTTCTGTTGCTCCCTGATAATCAAGCTCGTACTTCATCTTTTTCTCATCCTTTCTTTCCAAACATTGCCTTCGACCCTTTTGTTTGAGATAACATTCACTTCAACATCCGGGTATAGTTCTTTAAATTGCTGCATTACCCCTTTGCAACTATCGCACATTCCACGTTCGGAAAGCATACATATCTTTTTAAAAGGGTTTGTTTCATACAAATCGGCAAAGAACTCGAAGAGCTTCGCCTCAGTGTCATTGTAGGTTTCTTTCCTCATCGTTCCATCCATTTTGGGAACATCAATGTATTTAAAACGTCGAGCCTCTTTAAGTAAAACTAATTTTCCAGTTCCTTTGTACCCACCGATACTTGCTTTTCCGGATATGGCACTATGTGCATAGTACATATTGTCAAAATCATCATCGATATATGCACCGGCAACGTTTCCGCTTCTTTTGTATTTGCTCGTGAACTGGAGTCTTTTTTCATAAATAACCTTTTTATCAAACCGTAAGATTTCATCAGTAGAGAAATTGCCTGAATCTATCTTGTATTGATTCACCAAGCGGTATTGCCTCTTGAGCGTCTTCCACTTCTCAGGATCATTATACTTTATTTTTAAGAATTCATCAAGAGAATCCGGCACGTTTTCTTTTAAGACTGCCGAATACCGTTCGAACTGATCTCTATTGTAGGAGGACACTTGTGTCAAAGTCTTGGGCGGATAATATTTAAGCTTCCCGGTAAGAGGATTTATATTATCCGCAAGCCACTCTTCATATGTCGTTTCTGCCGGAATAAGCACCGTTTTCCCGGTCTCGGGATCCAATGCCCTGCGTTTGAGTTCGGCTCGGTTTTGTCCCTCTATGACTGCCGTTGTAGTGCAGCGGTCGTTCGGATGGAGCGGCGGATAGTTTATGCCCTCCTTCGCTTCGGAGACCGGAAAAGTCTTGCCGTCTAAAGTGCCGCAGACATCGCAGGTGCGCCCGTCAAGGGTGGCGAGAAATCTGTATTCCGTTATGCCTTCCTCTTCGTATGCCGCTTTTTCGGCGGCGTTATGCACACGGTTCGTCTCGGTGCGTATCAGCCGCATCGAGCTGTACATTCCGGACTGCATAGCGTCGGCGAGCTGGCGCGCCATTACCTGCGGACCCGCTCCCGTCATAATTCCACGCGCCACAATACCGTATGCGCTGTTGGCAAGCGCGGATGTGTTCTGCCAGATACGGTCGGAAAAATTCGCGCCTTTCCATTGGTCATTTACTATGGCGTTTACGGCGCCCTTCGGCAGAGCTGAGAACTCAAAGCCTAATCCCGTGCCGATCTGCGTGTCGTATATGCTGCGATAGTATGTATCCCCGCTCACGTCTTCAAGCAGCCGCTTGAGCTCCCGCTTCTCACGGTCGGCAAGCAATGCCGTTTCCGTCTCGATATTGGCTTTTAAAGCCTCGAGGCGGTTTATTCTCGCGGCGTATGCCGGCGCATTGAGACGGGCAAGTGCTTTTCTCTTTATGACCGGGTCTTTTATGTTATTGAGCTCTTTGCGCAGTGCTTCCAGTTCTGCTTCTGCTTCTTTGGTATTCAGCATCCGCCGAGCCTCTTCCGGCGTCAATTCACCGTTTGCCGCATAACGCGAAAATATCCGATTTATGCGGGCGTCGAGGTCTTTCTGCGCCTTGGCGTATAACTTGACTGTTTTTGTCTTTATAGCCCGCGTCGAGGCACGTCGGGCATATTCCTCGCGCTGCAGTGCCCGCTCCTCCCAATAGAGATCAGAGCGCATTATTCATCATCCTTTTCGGAATCGTCCTTGTCGTCATCGTCGCCGATAAACATCTTTGCGTTTTCCTCGCGTTGCTTCTGCAGCTCTTCATACGCCTGCGCGACATCGTCAACAAACGGGTGCTTCGCTAAAAGCATCTTATCAGGCACAAGCCCCTGCGACTTCTGGATTATATCCACCGTCTCCGCGTCATTGACTATCATCGACTTGTGGACATCGTATTTGATAAGCGTATAGTCATAGTCGGTGCCGTTCTTCAGGTTGATATCCTGTGTAATAAACCATGACAGCTCTTTCAGCATGACCTTTAACTTCGAGACAAGCGGGTCAGCCTTGAGGTCAAGCAGGGTATAGCGGAATTTCAGACTGACACCCGACGGCGCGCTGCCGAGCTTTTCATCGTTCATATCAATGCCGCGTCCGATATGGTATATGTCCCGGCGCAGCATATCGAGCCAGGCGAGGCGCTCGGTGACATTAAGTGTAACCTGCTCCGCGCTTATCTTGCCGGACGGATCGCTTATTGACACTGCCTTGTTTATCTGCAGCTTCTGCTGTATCGCTTTTGCAGTCTCTCCGCCGTATCCCTGTATCATCCAGTAGAGCTCGACGAGATCTATCTGATTATTCGTCGACGCAGAAGATATCAGGTTATATGCATCAAGTAGCCCTTTGATGCGCGAAAGGTCGGTCTGATGCGCAGAGTTGTTATATAGCGGCACAAACGGAATTCTTCCCCACGACTTCGCCTCAACCGAAACGCGCTCGTCGTTGATTATCTGCTCGTTATACCAATGCGGGCTGTTGCTTTCGAGCACGAACTCTCCGGCATCGTTTTCGACATAGTGCTTTACCCCTGTCGCAGTCCACCACTCTACCCGCTCCCGCTCCGTCTCTGTGCCGTTTTGCACGACGGTTATTTTATAATGGCGGAAAAAGTCGGTAATCACCTGCTGATAGCTCATGTCGCGGCAGGCAATACATTCCGTTGTCGGAATAACGACAAAACAAAGCTTGCCGGCTGCCGAGTAATAGACATGCAGCCATCCGACGATACAATTTGACGCATTTGTCGCGAGGTCAGGGAGCATGTCCACAAAAGCCTCGTCGGAGGTCACTGCGGTGACAGCGTCCTCAAAAGCTTTCAGACTTTCATCCGCACCGCCCGCTCCGTCATTTGCGCCCTCAACAGAGACGGAAAGCGGCTTGCCGAGAATGTACGCGACCTTCTGGTCGACCATCAGCGCATGGAAATTATGCACATTGTGGTGATTCGAATTGTTTTCGTTGATTATCTTAACGCCGCCGCGCTTTATGCCCGCCGGGCTGTTTTCGTCTTCTTCGTAGACGACCGTCTCGCGGAAATCTTTCTGCAGAATGTCCTGCATACCGCGATAATACCGGAGTCCCTCGCATGCCGCCAGATAATCCGGGTCTTCCCGCGCATTTTTAAGCACGGTTTTGATAATCTCATCGTCCGTAGCCGTATGGTGATACGCGAGCTTTTCTCTTATCAAGTCCATATTGTTAATCATTAAGTTACCCTCACATTCTGCTGGTCGTTCTCTGTGGCGTAGCGCGTGGCGTCAATCGTGTGGTTGTCTCTATCGGGATAGTTCGCCTTATAATTGCCGTCCTTATCCCGTTCGAGCTCATACGATGAAAATTCCCGCGCCGCGTTTGGACAGCGGGCGGGGTCTATTATTATTTCGTCGAGGTCGCGCAGCCATTCTATGCCGTGCTTCACGCTGTCCGGACCCTTGCGTGCGCCTCTGACTCTCAGGCCGTATTCATACATATCCGCTATAGACTTCGGTTCGGCGGAGTCTGCGATAATTTCGCCGGCAACTCCACGAGATTTTATACGGTCGGCGGCAAGTCTGTTGCTCATGCCCGCCGCGTATATCTCGTCGTATATGTACAGCCGCCTGCGCGGCTTGTCATAGTTGCACGATATAAAAACAAACGGGTCAACCGCATAGCCCCAGTCTATGCCGCGCCTGATACGGTCAAACCGCGCAATCTCTTCGGCACTGATGGGTCGGATACTGATGTTCCGGAATACCTCGCCGCCCGTGCCGGTAACTTCCCCGAGAAACTCGTGCCGATACCGTTCCGGCGAGTGCTGTTTCAGGTGCTCCGCCTCCAACAGCAGCGGCGCGCCTATCCAGTCCTGCGGCACAGTCAAATATGTGCTGTGATGTATCAGGCGGTCGGCGCGCTCAACGCGTACCTCATCATTTACCCATGCCCGCAACGACTCGGGGGGATTGTATGAATAAAAAACATCGAATTTACTGCCGCCGCGCATGACCGACTGCAGCACGTTATCAGTTTCCCGCATCCCGGAAAACTGATTCCATTCCTCGAACCAGATATAACGAAAATAGCCGAACGGGATTTTTATGGACTTGACTTTCATCGGATCGTCAAGACCTCGAAACATAATCGTTTGCCCGCTCGGCAGATATGTGATTTTCATCGGACTGACCGTCGCTTTAAAATACTGCGACACGCCCAGTTTATCAATAGCCCACAGCATTTGTGCAAAAACGCTGTCCCGCAGCGTGTCTGCAATTTTGCGGAACACGATCGCGTGCGCGTCAGGGTTTTTAATGATGCCGCAGACAATCTCAAGCGATATATAGCTGCTCTTTGTGCTTCCGCGCCCGCCTTTAAGCACATAATGCGTATGCTGCTCGGCACACACATCGCGATGCACTTCGTAAAACGACGGCGCGATTATGTCAGTAAGCCTGACGGCCATGTTAGCCGCCCCCTATATCATCGATAATCTGCGGCGCGTTGACGGAGACTTCTTTCTTTTCAACCGCTGTAAAACCCGCTCGGTCGAGAATATCCTTTGCGGCCGCGATAATATCACGGTCATCGGCATACTTTTTCTTCAAAATTCCCGCCATTGCTTCCTGGGCATCGGCGGCATCATACAAAAAGCGACGCCGGATACTCTCCGCGATTTCTTCCTCTCGCCGTGCCATATATTCCTGCGCATCTTGGCGTTTTAAAATATATGTCGCCATCGTCGCCGCCGACCTTTCGGAATAACCGGCAGCAATAGCCGACTCGCGTGCTGCCCCGTATGCTCTTTTTCTTTTAACAAACTCATCACAAAAAACAATCATCCGCTCTGTCATTCGACTTTGCCACCCCCTCTGTTTTATAAAAGTCACAAAGGCTTTTAATTTGTCGCGCGCGTGAGAGTTTTATAATGCTGTTATAAATTAAATAATTTTTTTGTATTCATCTCTTATTTCTCGAAAAAACGAGCTGTAAAATTCGAACAGTTCCGCTGATTTCTCCAAGCGGAACTGCTCAACTTTTGGATTTTCGTTAAGATTTGAGGAAGATTCGATAACAAACTTTCCGGCATCGGTATCGAAAAGCATCACCTTGGAATGGTTGTTATACATATTCACGGTCCAACCGTTTGCGTTGAATATGTCTGTTATCTGCTCGAGATATCCATACCCGCGATTATGCTCGCAGTTATCTTTCATCGCACCGCCGACGAGCAAATCAACCTTGTCCAATCTGCCATCATTGCGCAGACCGTCAAGCATTTGCGCCTGCCGAACACCGACGCGCAGCGTTGACGCAAACAGACTCTTTATGCGCGTCTGACCGGTAATCCAAACGATAAAGGCAATCGAGCTGAACCCGCCGGATGTAATATACACAAAGCTTTCGTCTTCCGGAAGCTTTGGAGTCAGGTCTTCTATTATCGCGTTTTCGCGCATAATGTTAAAACTCTGCCGCTTTTTCGGCTGAGTAAATACTTTGTGCTCCATTTTTTCACCATGAAAAAAGCAGCCTAAAAGGCTGCTCATGTTATTTTTCTTTGTCGCCAAACTCATATCCTACTCTGCTCTTGGCAACAAGCAGCCACGTCGGATATGCAGCTTGAATCTCGCGCACATGCATGCGGTACGTCGGCGCAAAAAGAACATCTGCCATGTCTTTTGACGCTTCCGTCCGAAACGCTTCCGAAAATTTCGTGCTGAGACCGACCGTTCGAATCTTTTTGATAACTGAAGTATCCCGATCAATAAGCATGATCGTAAGGTTGTAACCCTCGCCCTCTTCCGGCTTTGGAAGATTTGTCAGCTTGCTAAGTTGAATAGCATACGGCATTTCCGCCCAGGCAAGCGTTCCGAGCTTGCAGAACAGGAAAAGTATATCGTCTATTCTTGCCAAGCGAATTTCACCGGGAACGCCGGGCTCAAAAGCCTGCATTTCTTCTTCGGTCGGCGAGCTGTAGTAATAAAAAATATTAAGTCCCGCTTCATCGACCTCAAACACGGTGCAATCTTCGTTGTATCCGTCGAGGATGTGTGTTTCCTCTCCGACCTTAAAAACATTCATTTCGTGATTCTCCCTCGTCTTTTTTTCGAGTATATCACAAAATCAAAGTTCTTTCAAGTTTTCACTGTCCAACAAAACGGACTGTAAAAGCGCACCTCTCGGCTCACAGAGAGGTGCGTCAAATGAAGGTGTTGGCGGCGCGCGGAGTCAAACCGCGCCTCCGGGGGATGGGAGCCCCGGAGATAACCGTATGCTGCCATATGTGCCGCCCGAGCTGCGTCTTGTCATCAGCCATCGTTTTACCGTCCGCAAACTTGTGCGCCCGATTCGTCCCGGAACGCCCGATACTTAACTTCTCGCGCTTCCTCGCCCTCTTGGCGGCAGCGACTTATAAATGGGTTTTGGAGCGGAACAAAGGACTCGAACCTTTAATGCACTTATGCGCATATCGCCTGAAAGCTCCGCATAAAAAGCCCTGCTATTAAACCCGCCGCAGGGCGAGGCGGGAAGAAAGGAGAAAAGAATTATGTAGAACTCTGTTTCAGCCGTTCGGCGATCCGGTTTTGAGCGACGCGATAATATCGCTCGTCTTTTTCAAAACCGGTGTAGTGCCGTCCGGTGTTGATGCAGGCGATGGCGGTCGTCCCGCTCCCCGTGCAATTGTCAAGCACGGTGTCGCCTGTGTTGGTGTATGTGCGGATAAGGTATTCAAACAGCGCGACCGGCTTTTGCGTCGGGTGCAAGCCCCGCTCGCAGTTGATTTGTAGCAGATTCCGAGGATATCCGGTCACATATCGCAGCGAGTCTTTGCCGAGAGTGCTGTCTTTGTAGATGCCGTCCGTTTCGCGTTTGCCTTTTGTAACTATCGGCCTCTCAAGGTGCTTGATGCCTTGCGGGTTGTATGTCGGCGCTTTTTTGTAAAAAACACAAACATCCTCGATGCAGCGCATCGGCTGATATTTTGCAAAGGTAAATCCGGTCGGCATATTTTTCTGCCAATACCAGCAGTAGCGGAAAAATCGGCGGCAGCTGTTAATGACGTCGGTCGTAAACGGCTGTGCGGCCGTAAGCACCACAGCGCCGTTGTCTTTCAGAATCCGCCAATACTGCGACCACAAAAGGCCAAAGTCCAGCGCGTTATCCCACGCGCAGTCCGTCATACCATATGGCAGATCGCAAAGAATCATGTCAATGCTGTTGTCAGGATAGATTTTCATCCCGGCGAGACCGTCGCCGAGAAATATCTTGTCTAAGTACTCCAAGTTACACTTCCTCCAGTGATTCAAAAAATCCGGAATTCCGCGCTTTTCGCTTATCAGAGTACTCTATACTACCCATTATAGGCTCAAGTTGGTCCCCTTTGTGCACTCTTTTATTTTTGCTCGCGGTCGAGGATGCAAAAAAATTTGTGGCGGAGATTATAAAACTGCCTGCGCCCGCTCGGCACCGGCATATATTCATACGGCGTCCCCTGCGTGACGTTCTTGAGCAACGGTGTTATCAGTCCGACATCAGAGCCGCAGGCAAGCTTCACGCACCGCTCAATTAGCGCGACATCTTTCTTTTCCCGCTCCCGGCTTTCTGCCCTTTTTGCCGTCGGATCAGAGCAGCCCGAAGCGGACGGCATCCCGGATGGAGCCGCCGCCGATAAAGCATATGTATCTTTTGCCCGCTCCTTTTTTCGTGGATACTGCAAGCAGAAATATTTCAGCTCCCGATACCGCTCGCGGGGAATATCATATTTTTTCGGCAAATCCTTATCTCTCGGCATTATCCGTTACCTCCTAATAGCTCGGGGTTATCATAGATATTGCCAATAACCGTACATTCGTCGGACGGGATAAAATGATATCGCACACCGCCCTTTTGTCCCATGAAACACCCGTTATGAACGACCTCAAAAACGCCTATTCGCTCTGTCGCAACACCAATATAGTTGACATCGTATAAGACATCGACTATATCACCCTCAAAAATCTTTGTGCCGTTTTTATCTTTCAATCCTGTGTACTGTCCTACGGTTTCAGGCATTACCGTCCTTTTGCTATTATCGGTGCAAATCTGCCATTGATGGAGCGTTCGCGACGATTCTTTTTAACCCATATCATCAGGTCGCGTGCCAGATTAATAACCATTACTGCTAAATTCGCCAAAAGAGCAGTAAGAATAAGCATTTCAACTTTCGTCATTTTGTTCCTCCTTGGGGCACATAACACCAACTTTGCGGCGGTCGTTTGAGCCCGAACTCGCCAAGCCTTTTTGGATCGTCGTAAATAACAAGGTCAGATATACTCCAGCCGAATCCCACCTTGCCGTTTCCAAGATAACTTATAACTTGTTTATCCGTAAGGCAAAATAGGGGGACTTCTATTTCCGGTATTTCTTGCGCACCGAGATATTCAAAAGCAATTGGAAAAATAGCGTTACACACAAATTCTCCAATAACTCTACCGCAAAAGAGATGTTGTCCCTTCTTCTTTGCATCACATCCACCTTTGGTGCAGTAAATATAACACTTAAACGGTGTCTTGATTTTTGGTTCGTTCTTTCGAAGTTCGACTTTTTTCTTTCCGCTTGCTATCAGTTCGCAATATCGCGGTCTGACACTCAGCAAAATTGACTTTGTCATAACTCCCCTCCGCCGTTGCAGGAGTACTCTTTAAGCGCAGCCGCAGCCTGCGACATAAGGTATTCAATGCACTCAAAATCTCCGCTCGGGTCAAAGCAGGGACATTCCGGACAAGATCCGGGTGCGCCCGCTCCGCAGAGTTCGGTCGCCCGGATCAGCTGTTCAAGCGTCAGATTCTTCATAATGTTCAACCTCCTTTGCCAGTCCGCATTTAAGCGGGCTGTTATAACAAGGATTTTTACAAGTGCCGATTTTCTGACACTGGAAACAGCAGTAATTCCCACGACGGTGGTCGCAGTTGAAATGCGTACACATCATGATTCTGGCTTTCTTTTTATTCATCGTCTATGACCTCCATAGGTTCGTCCCAACAGCATTTACACTTTTCTTGATTTGAATCAATCGGCGAGGGCTGACGACAGCTTCCGCCGTAGCAATTTGCGCGGCACATCCTCGGCACACCGTATGCGTCCGGCTTGGCTTCCGGAAACTTTTTAAAAAAGTCCTGCGCGTAGGTTTTTCCCGGGTGTTCGTCGATCCATTTCTGCATGGCTTCAATCGCTTCTTTGACTTTCGCGACGGAATAGTTGTTGGGACTACGATTGCAAAAAGCGTACAGCGGGCAGTTATCGTTTTTATTACGCTGTTGACAATAGCCTTGAGAGCTGCAAAGTCTTTTTTGCGCCATAAGGAAATTTATTGTTTTACTGCAATCCATACTCATTCTCCTTTCAGCAGTTCATGCTCGCCGCTCTGAAGCTGAAGCTCCGTCTCAGACATCTCATAGCCCAACTCGCAAAGGAACTCATAAATTCTGTCAAGGCTTTGGTTTTCCTTGTGCTGCGGTGCCCGTTTGTCATTGTTTGACGCATACCACCCGTTGTTGTAGTAGCCGTTGCGATTATCGTCTCCTGCCAGCGCATACGCGACAACTATCGGCGCACGCTTGTCCTCGGCGATAAACTGCCGCCATTTCGGCGCATTTATAGAATACTTTTCTTCGCTTCCAATCTCGGAATTGATATATGCTCTGTCATATGTACAATAGTCCGTTATCTCGCAACCCGCAAACATCACAAGCCACTTGATGATTGTTTCTTTATATTTTTCAACCGCGGTAAAACTTCTGATAAAGTTTACGCGGCACTCATACGCCGTTTCCGTCAAACGCTTGAGCTCACGGTTGGCACTGTCTATGCGCTGTTCGCATTCTGATTTTTTCTCTTTCTTCTTTGGTACTTTGGCCTTTTTGCGCATAAGGTACGCCGTGCCATATGATATTTCCCAAAAAAGCTCTTCTTTGTTTTTGGGCTTTTTAAAGGTTCCCTCTTTCCAGTCTGTAATCGCACACTGTTTGACCCGCTCGTAGGCGGTGCTGTAGATTTGGTCTTTTACGGCTTTCGCGCCGATTGACTTTAGCTCGGCTTTGACAAGCGGCGTTTTCTCGGCTTCAATTTGTCGCCTCTTCGCGCGAGAAAGGCTAAACTCAAACTCGCGTGTTCCGACAACTTTCAGCAGCTCGCGGCGCTCTTTTTCGTCTTTTATGTCCGCTATCTGCACATAGTTCTCGAGCGTTCCGCCGCGCTCCACCGCCTGCTGCATCTGCTCTGTAGGCAAAGTAGCTATCTTCAGGCGCTTGCGCACAGTCGTTTCGGCGAAGCCGGTCTTTTCGACGATTTCGGCAACCGGCACGCCGAGGTCAAACATCATCTGCATACCCTGTGCCTGCTCGTAGACCGTCAAATCAGAGCGCTGCATATTTTCAAGCAGCATCGTAGACAGCTGCGTCTTATAGTCCATATCGACCACGGCGCAGGGCACTTCTGCCAGTCCCGCCTGCTTCGCGGCCGCGAGTCGTCTGTGCCCGATGATAACGGTATACAAGCCGTTTTCGGCCGGAACGACCGTCAGGTTCTGCAGGATACCGCGCGCTTTGATGGATTCCGCCAGCTCGGTGACATCGCCGATACTCTTTCTCGGGTTGTCCGGGTGCTGCAAAAGCTTTGTTACTTCGACGTTTGTAATCATGATTTTTCTGTCTCCTTTAAATTAAGATATTCCGATATTTCTTCCTTTGCCTGCTCCCACCCGGAGCACCACACAGCGCGGAAACCCTGTCGTTCAAGCGCTTCAAGCCACCATTGCTGGTCGACCGTCGGCTTGTTTCGGCCGGCTTTCATCTCGATATATAAGCCGTGGTATCTCCCCCGGGCGACCGGCAGGCAGAGGTCGGGCACGCCCCTCTTCATTCCCTGTCTCCGGAGCGCGGCACCGTATGAGACACTACGCTTGCCCTCATTCGGTATGTGGTATAAAAGCTTCAGTTCCGTGTGTGCGGCGGACTGATATTCCGCCCACACAAAAAGCGCCTCCTGCTCCTCCGCTTCGCGGTTCTCGCGGCGGGTTGCACTTGCCTGGTCTTTCTCGGCGCTTTCGCCGTCCGTCGAGTAGACAGTCAGGCTGTCCAGTTCGCACCCGCAAACGCGGCAGAGTCTTGTTTTGTTGCCGTCGGCAAAGTTATATTCGCGCCCGCATTTCGGGCAGCTGTAAGATCGTATTTTCATATCGCGCCCCCGTTGACATTTTCCGGCGGCGGTGTTATACTATTGACGGTGTTTGGTGTTGTTTCAACATCCTTTGGGCGTCCTGTTACCGCAGGGCGTCCTTTTTCATATCTGTCAAGCCTCGGCAACACATTTTTCGCATATTCGTCAAGATAAGCCACGACAGCCTCACGTCCGTCGGCTTTCCAGATGTGCTTACGGCTTTTTCCTTTTTCTTCAATGATTATCAAAAATTCACTCGGGCGGCTGTTTTCGTCCATGCCACGGCGGCTTCTGTCAAAATATATCGACACCGGCACGTATATAGGCAAGCGCAGCGCAGAGCCCTCTTCGCGCTCGATTTCTTCGACCCGCTCCGCCATTTGAGGTATGTATTTTTTAATCATCTGGTTGTCAAAGTCAAAACGCTCGTTGTCGGACAGCGCGTGACGCTCGCCAAGCTGATTTTTGTAGTGCGTATACTCGATAGCCATGTTTTGATTTTTAAGGTTTGTTACATAGCCGTAAGTCTTGCCGTCGTTATAATCCCGGCGGCTGACGAATCGGCCGCTATAGTCGGCAAGCACTGCATCAAGCACATCGGCGTGCATTAAGATATGATTCTCTTTCATCATATTTTTGCTCCTTTCTCTTTGAGATAATATGCGCAGCAATCGTTTGTCGCGGGGATCTCGCGGAATCGGTCGGTGATGTAGGTATAGGCACAGCACTTTTCGTCCCAGCCGTCGCCCGCACAGTCAATTTTCCGCAGGCAATGGCAGCTTTTACAGACCTTTTTCCTGCGCCATTTTTGCCCGCTCCCCGGCGCGTCAGCTGTCTTTTCGAGTGCCTGCATCGCGCCCGCTCCTCTTTGCTCTGATTTTGGCTCTGACTCTGTCTTCAAAGGCGATTAGCTTGTCCTCACGGATAAAGCCGTAGATGATAAGTATGACGACGGCGATTTCAAAAACCGTCTGAATTGCAAACTTTAATGCCATGGTTATACCTCCGGATTTAAACTTTTAAGAAATTTTATTATGTCTTTTGAAAGAACCACATTGCTTGTCGCTGCTGCATATGTGTGCAACGCATCTCGTGCCGCAAAATCTTTGTCGGGACGCAGCACAAAGCATCCGTCAATTGACGCACCGCTTTCGTTGTCATATACGCGATACTTGTGATAAAGCCCCGGTTCTGCTTCCTTTGGTAAATCCGGTAAAGGCATCCAGAATGTCACCTGCGGTTGTTCCCAATCCGGAAATTCGTCCAAATACCAACCTTCATCGATAAAAAATGTTGCGATTTCGTAGGAATTAACTAAACTCACATGCTCTCGTGGTCTGCCGTTTGCAATTATTAATACCACCTGGCAATCTTCCGGGAGCCTGTCATCGACGCTTATCCACGGCGACGCGGCCGGCTCTTCAAGCCGTTTCCTCGCGGCGCGGATAATTGCGCAGCTGTGGCAGGCGAGAGATTCAGCCTGCTTTGATATCTTGTGGATTGCCGCAATAAAGTCTTTATTATCAATCATTTTCCTGCCTCCTCAAAGAATCTATGCCCGCCGATGGTGCAGACATAGGTCTGCGACTCGTGCCATATGCTTTGGCACAGCTCCGGCGCGTAGAAATACAGTATCTCGGCATCCGTCGCCACATTGCCGTCGTCAAAGACATCGGAGACCGCGCTCTTGACTTTGTAGCTCGGCTCGGGGCGCTTGTCGGTGTAGCCGTATCGTTTGACGATCTCGGCGGGGCGCGCGTTTTCCTGCTCGCAGGCGTTTAGGATGCACTGCGCAACAGCCATCTGACCTATGTACGGCTCGGCTCCCGCCTCTGCCATGACTACCCGCTCAACCTCATCGCGCTCGGCGGCGGTCAGGGCGTATCTGACGCTTGCAGTTGACTGCAAAACCGTTTCCGCCTTTGCCTCCACCGCCGTCTCCGGCTCGGTCGGCTCGACATAATAGACCTCCGGCATCG